ATGAGTAGACCACGCCGCCGCCTCCGCCAGCGCCACCGACAGACGTGCCAGAGCCGCCTCCGCCAGCGACCACCACGACCTCTATGGTCGCGCCGGGCGTGACGGAACTGCTCGCCGCCGAATACGCCCCCGTGCCGACGCCGTTCACGGTTGCAACGCGGAAAATGTAGGAGGTTCCGTTAGTCAACCCTGTCACCGTCGCGCTCGTCGCGGTTGATGCAGACCGTGTAACCGTCGTCCAAGAGCCTCCGCTCGGCTGGTACTGCACCGAGTAATCAATGATCGGAGTTTGCGACAGCACTCCCGACGGTGCCGTCCACGACAGGCTCACCTGTGCGTTGCCGCCCGTCGCAGACAAGCTTGTCGGCGCAGGCGGAAGGAACAAATCCCAGCGAGAATCGGAGCCGCCGCCGCCGCTCGCTGGCGTCAGTTCCCACACCGATCCGCCCGCGTAGGTGTAGCTTCTTCCGTTCTGCGTGCTGGTCTGCCCAACGGTGGGCGATGATGGGAAGCTGAATGGCATGTTAGTTTCCTAGCTCGATGTAAACGCCCGACGAATCCCATCTGTACACGCGGCTGTAGTCACGCGAGACGTACAGCACACCCGCCGAACCAGTGGCGGGAAAGCCTGCGGTGGTCGCCGCCTCGAAAATCTCGGTGGCGCTTGAGCCGCCGCCGCCGAGCGTCAGCGTGACGAGGTTGCCGCTGGCGTCCTTCGTGAAGAGCTTGGCGTCGGCCCACGACACAGCCATTTCGTGTGTCTCAAGCTCTGACGCTGCTGGCGTCACGCCAGACGTGTAGCTTCGCCGTGGTTGAACCTTGTTTGGCATTACGGCACCGTAAGTGTTGCGGCGTTGCTAGTCACGCTTGCGGCGATAGCTGACGAAACGACAACGCGGTACTGGTCGCCGTCGTCGGCCGCCTTGCTCAATCCGCTCAACGAGAGAACGGATGCCGTGGCGTTGGCGATATTCGTGAAGACGGACGAGCCGACAGAACTGGCAGCGATTGTGCTGGTGCCTGCACCGTTCCCGGCGATAGCGACGAACACGCCGCCACCGTACGCGACACCACACCACCGAGCGCTGGCAGGCAGCGACCGCTGCACCCACACAATGCCGTCCGTGCTTTTAGCTACTGTGTTCGCGGCACCTGCGCCAGTTCTTGCTACAGCAAAAAACGCATCATCACCAAAGGAAACGTGACTCCACCCCGCAAAAGGCATTGCGGCTTCCGTCCAATTGATGCCATCAGCACTAGTGGCGGCAAAAGAACCAGACGAGTTAATCGCAACAAACACGCCATTGCCATACGCCACACTCTGCCAATCGCGGGAATTAGGCAGAGTGCGCTGCGTCCACGTAACGCCATCTGGACTAGTGGCGGCGATGTCGCTACTGGAAGACGACACTGCGACGAACTTACCGTTTCCGTAGGTCACGCTCGACCACCTCGCGCTGGCCGGCAGAGTTTGCTGCGTCCAAGAACTTCCGTCCGCGCTAGTCGCTGCTACATTCGCGCCGCTGGAAAACGCGCCGCTACTGACTGCGACGAACGTACCGTTTCCGTAGGTCACGCTAGAGTACCTAACGCCAGTTGGCAGAGTGCGCTGCGTCCACGTAACGCCATCTGGACTAGTGGCGGCAACCGCACCCGCAGTTACGGCAACAAACGTGCCGCCTCCGTAGGCTACGCTTTCCCACTCCTGATTAGATGGCAGCGTGCGCTGCGTCCATGTCGTGCCGTCTGTGCTAGTAGCGGCAATGTTTCCGTTTCCTGTTCCCTCGCCATTGGAGACGGCCACAAACACGCCATTGCCGTAGGCTACGGAAGTCCATTCAGCACTTGGCAACGCACGCTGCGTCCATGCCATGCCGCTGGGATCTTTTTTCTGCCACTGGTACGAAGGCGTGCCGTCGTGCGTCACGTATGCGGAAACGCTGAACGACGCTGCGCCGCTGCTGGCGGTCTGGTTTGCAGGATGCTGCGTGATGACAATTGTCGGCGTGGAGACGCCGTAGAAGAACCCGCAGTCAATGGCATCGTCGACGCCGATGCCAGCCTTGGACCACACGCCGTCGCCGCGAAGGAACGTCGTCGATGAAGCCGTGCCAGATGCGCCAAGCTGGGCTACCGTGATTACGCCAGTGCGGCCCGCCACGCTCTGCACCGGCGCTGCCGCTGCGGCAGCAACGCTGAACGATACAACGTCGCTGGTCGAGTGCGTGTGGGCAACCGGGACAAAGCTCGTCGGCACATCAGCTAGTGCCGTGTATGAGATCGTCGGGATGCGTGCCATGGCAAACGTGCCAGCCGTCACGTCGCTGGCCTGCAACGCTATGTTGCCAATACGCCCGGCCACGCTCTGGACCGGGGCTAGGCTCGACACAGCACTAGTGCCATAGGAGGCGATCTGGAACTGGGCGGCGCTTGTGGTGATCGTGATCCCGTCGCCGGCCGTCAGCTGGAACGTGCCGAAGGCATTGGTGGCAGTGCCGGGGTTGATCAGAAAGCCAGCCGGGCCGATGCCGCCGCCTACCGTAACAGGCACGGTCGCGCCGACACTGCCCACCGTGATTGCAACAGACGTACCGCCAGACACGCTTACGCCGGCAGCAGTGCTCGAGACGACGACATTGATGCTCATGGGGCGTACGCCTTCAGCGTGCCAGACAGGTACGTCCTTGTGACCAGCGCAGACGAGACGCCACGCAGATACCACCGATAAGTCGTGGCCGGACTGAGGGCCACCGTCTGCAGCTCAGTCAGCGACAAGTTCACCTGCCCGGCAGCAGCGTTCACGACAGTGACTGTGAACGTAGAGGCAGTTGCGCCCTGCGTGCTGATGCCGCTCGGATTAACAAACGAGACAGCGGTAGCCGTTTCGTAAATTATGGCCGTCCACGTAAACCCCGTCGTGTCGATGTCTAGATCGGCAAGCATGCCGAACTCATCGCCGGTCGTCAGCGAGATGTTCAGTGTTCCAGGCAATGCGTCGAAGGATTCGGCCATATCGTCACTCTACTCGGTGTGTAAAAATGCTTTTAGAACGGCGGTCTGCCAAAAAGCGGCGCGAAATTGACCTCGCGGTGGACGCGGCGGTACAGGATGTCGGGGGCGGTGCCCGGGCTTTTAAGCGAGCCGTTGCTGTTCAGGGCAACCGGATTGGAGGACGCGACCCTCTCGCCGCTCTCTGAGTCCACCACGTAGGCCCGCTTCTTCTGGCTTCCCTCGAGGTAGTTGTAGCCAACGTCAGGCAGCATCAGCCGCCAGCCGCTCTGCCTGAACGCGAGCTCTGCGGAGACTGACCAATACTTCAACTCAAACCCGTTGACCACCTCGACCTGCTGCTGGCCGCTGATTCCCTGGCACTTCCATTGGTACGGCTGGGCTCCGAGGTAGGCGTCGAGGTTCACGCAGTTGGTGACACTGGCCGCCACGCCAACAGGAAACGCGGCTCGGTTGCCTGAGATCGTGGCACGCAGTTCTGCCTCCTCGGTCATCGCGCCCTCGAAAAAGTCGTACGCCGAGTTGACCAGGGCACGCACGTCGCCGTTGCCGCTGCCGTGGAAGTAGGCCAGGGCCGGGATCGCGGCCCCACCCGTCGAGAAGCTCCAGATGTCTGCACGGGCCAGCGGGTTTGGGTCGCTGTCCTGCGTGCCAATCGCGGGCACGGAGTACGAGTAGGTGACCTCGACGTGGTATCGGTCGAGCTCCGTTACAGCCCCCTCGTTGCAGAGCAGGTAGCCATACTCAGGGTGTGGCGTGCCGTGCAGGATGCCGATGGTGTTGAGCACGACTTGCGTACCCACAGGCGCGCTAGTCGTAACGTGGTACTTGATCTCGGCAGTTGGAGACTCTCCGAACTTGTGCGAGAACGTGCGAGGGATGACCTCACGGTATGCGACAATGCTCATTAGGCGGCCCCCACAATGTCGACCACGCCGCCGAGCTTGCCGATCTCGCGGGCAATCTTCTGAAGCTCGGAAAGCTGCTTACGGTATTCGGAGATTGCCGGATCCTCGCGGCCGGTCGCCAGCCGCAGGAACTCGCTTGCGCCTTCGCTTGTCCGCACGTCCGTTGCCTGCACCGTTTGCTGAGATGCTTGCGAAAGAGCGTTGAGCCGATCAGATTCGATCTCTGCGGCCCGCTGGGCGTACTGCTCGTTCAGGTCTCGGATCTTCTCGGCTGTCTTTAGGGCATCCTCAAAGCCAGACCGGATCGCATCGGCAGCCTGCTCGAATGTCTCGGGGTCGATCACCTTGGCGTCGAGGTCGGCCTCCAGCTGGGCCAGCTGCTCTTGCGCTGCAGTGAATGCCTCGGGGGCGAGCTCAAAGTTGACGAAGGAGAACGTCTCGTCGAGCTTGTCGCGTACGGACGCAATCGCCCGCTCGGCGTCTTGCGTGGAGAATCCGAACTGAGCCCCCTCCTCCGCTGCCGCCTGGGCCTGGTCGAGCAGGGCGAGGCGACGGGTTGCGGCCTGTTCTGCCGCAACGTCGCCGCTGGCACGGGCCTCGGCGATTGCCGCCTCGGTCTCTTCGATCTGGCGTGTGATGGCCAGCAGGGTGTCTGCGGCCGTGGCTTGGTCGCCGCCGCCGAGGCCCTGCGCTGTAATGAACGCATCTGCCAGCTTGCGGTCAGCCTCAACGGCTGCAGCTGCGGCACGCTCTGCCGCTGCAATCTTTTCGTCGGCAGCCTTCTGGGCCGCTTCAGCTGCGCGAGCCTGCGACTGAGCCTCTTTGTCCAGCGTTTCAATCTTGGCCTCAAACGCAGCCTTTTCCTGCTCGGCCATCTTCTTGGCTTCCTCGGCCGTCAGCGTGCCGTCGGCCTGCAGCTGGGCGATCTGCTCGAGCGAGTTCTGGTAGGCGAGTGCGGCGTCGAATCCAGCCGACCCGAACTCAGCCGCGGCCGTGGCCGCCGTGCCGATCTCCTTGGCGAACTGCGAGGCCGCAAGCGTGGGCTGTGACAGGTCAAGCTCGGGGGTGATGGTGGTACTGACCTCGGCCGTAATGCCAAGGAAGTTCTCGGCAATCGTCAGCAGCCGCCCGACCGTCCCGCCAATGGCATTAGAGATCGTCTCGAATGTCGACGACACGCTGCCAAACACAGACGAAATCTTTGTGCCGATCGCTTCGATGGCAGCCTCAATCCCAAAGAACTCTACCCACGATGCCACCACGTCGCCGACGTATTCGCCTACCTGAGAAAGCGCGGTGCCGATGATGTTGGTTACACGAGAGACAGCCTCGCCGATCGCTTCGATGTTGTCGGCCACAGCACCTAGTGGCGAGAACGAGACGGCAAACTCCGTGGCCGCAACAGCGCCATCGACCAGATACCGAACGACATCCACAAACGCCGTGTTGAACGATTCCCCGACCGCCCCGAACCCCTGGGCGAGATCGCCAATTGGCGAGACGATTTCCCCGATCACACGACCGACCCCACCGATCACAACTCCGACCAGCTCAAACGCTGTGCCAAGGCTGGACAGCACTGGCTGCAATACGTCGCCAATCGGCCCGACGATGGCGTTAATGCCGCCAAGGAACTCTGCCGAGCCTTGGGCGATGCCTTCGCCAAGGCTGACAAACGGAAGCAGGAGTAGCTCACCGAGCCGCGAACTGGCCACGCCCAAGGCGTCGATGCCGGCCCCGAAGTCGTCGATGCGTCCTCGGTCAATAGCCGAGAGCGATCCGCCCAGCCGCTCGATGTCGTCGGCGGCTGGGCCAAGGTTTGCAAAGAACGGAAGCAGGTCGGCACCGCTCTTGCCGAAGATCTGCATGGCGGCTGCCGTCCGCTTTGCCGGGTCTTCGATGCCCTGCAGCTGCTCGCCCACCAGGCGGATCTGTTCTTCTGGGCTAAGGTTCTCAAGGTCCGTGAACGAGATCCCAAGCCGGCTGAGGGCCTCCGTTGCGGCACGGCTCTCTTCGTCGGCACCCGCAAGCGTTTTCTGTAGCTTGCCGAATGCACTACTCACCGACTCAATCGACACGCCAGAGCGGTTGCCTGCTTCCTCCAGTGTCTGGATGAACTCAAACGAAACGCCCAACTTGTCGGCAGTGTTGCCGAGCTTCTCTACGCGGTCCTCGAGGTCGAGCAGACCGCTGGCCACCGCACTCGCACCAGCACCAAACGCAGCCACCGCAGCGAGGCCGACGGTGAACGGATTCACCAGCCCAGCCACCGAGGCGCCGATATTGGTAAGGCCGCCAGACAGGCCGGCACCGCCGCCAAAGACCTTGCTGAGCCCCTCACCGGCAGACGCCAGGCCAGACAGCCGTCCTGCCACGTTGCCGATTGGTCCCGGCAAGGCAGACAGCACGCCTGAAAGCTCGTTGAACTTCATCGTGCCGCCGTCGCCAGCACCATCGACGGAGTCCCCGAACTTGTCCGCCGCACCAGCGGCCCTGTCCAACTCCGCTGCGGCCTTAGCCATCGCGGCGGTGTACGTTTCCTGCGATATGCGACCTGCTGCCAAGTGGTCGCCGAGCTCCTGCACCTGGGCGTCGTACTTTTGCTGCGGAGTGAGGTTGGCCTGAGTGATCTGGGCCGCTCGTGCTAGAGCCTTTGCTCTTTCGGTCTCAGCTGCGGCGGCCTCCTCGTTCGCACCGCTGGCCTCTGCTGCCGCACGAGCATAGGTCTCCTCGCTGATAGCACCGGCCGCCAGCAGCTGGCCGAGCCGCTCGAGCTCGGCGGTACGCCGCTCCTCGGCCGTGGCCACCTGCTCCGTGATCCGTGCCCCCTCGGCAAACGCAGCGGCGGCCGTCTGGGCGCTGCGAACGACAGCCTGCAATTCTGCTGCGTACTCCTCGGCGGAGATCTGGCCCGTCTTCAGGGCACTGCCGAGAAAGGCGATGTCGGTGGCGACCTGCTGCTGGGCCGCACCGGCCGCAGCCGTTGAACCCTTGAACGTGTCGAACAGCGACGCCGCAGCCGCAGCCTGCTTGCCGAGGTTCTGTAGCTGGCGATCTACCTGCGACAGCCCCTTGGTCATGCCGTTGGCATTGGCCGAGAACTGCACGCCGAGTCCGATCACCGTAGCCACTAGTCACCTGCCAAGTCTCTTGCCAGCTGTTCCAACGCTTCCTGTATCTGCAGATCGTGCTGCGGTGCTTTCACAACCGGCACGAAGTCTTCCGCCTTTGGCGTCCTGCCCCGTGGGCAGTACGGCGCGAGTGCCGCACTGGCCACAAGGCCCGTCTGCCTCCATGTGTCAGGGAGTGGGTGGAAGTGCCTGTGGATCGCAATCCACTCGGCAAACTCCCGGCTGTCCATTTCCTGACATAACCGCCGAACCGTCATTCCGAGATGCGCCGCCAGACGAAACAGGAAAACTCTCGTCGGGCGGACTGCTAGTTTTTTGCCAACTCCTCCACGTCCTTGTCCGTAAGTGCGTTGTGCTCCATCGCCTTCGCCCACACCCGCGACATCACCTTGGCCGACTTCTTCGCCAGCTGCTCAATCTCTGCGTCGGTAAACAGCCGCTGGCCCTTGTCGTCACACAGGCAGCGTGCCAAGAACTTCGTGCGGAAGTTCTCGACACCCTTGCCCTTGTTGGCCACCCAGTCGTTTTCGTAGCTGTCACGCTCGCCGCATGTCATCACACGAATGAACACGCTGCCGCCCCACTCCTTGACCTTGACCTCGAGGAGGCCCAGGTCGTCCGCTGCCAGAATCTGTTCTTTGGTCAGTGCCATAGGTTCATCCAATCAGGTCGAACGTGAACGTGTAACGCGTCACATCGTTGGCAGCCGCTGTGGCTCCCTTGCCTGTACATACTGCGTTGTATGTCAAGCTGATGCCGCCACCGCTGATACTGAGCGAGCCGTAGGCGCCCCAGTTGAAATTAGTCGGCGCGAGAGCTTCGACGCTCACGCTGCCGCCGCTGGGGGCATACGCGTTGCCGCTGCGATTCACGGGCGTACCGCCGCCGAGCTCCAGCTGCACGCTCGCCAGCTCTGTGATTGCAGAGCCGGCAAACGACACCGTACAGCCTTGCGAGTACGTCGCCACGGAAGCCTCCGTAGCGGACTAGACCCGCGCGACTCGGAAGGTGGCCTGGCCCCGCGTGGCGTCATTGGTCGCCAGCGTGACGCTGGACGAACTGACGGTGGCGGCCGCCGAAAGAGTCAGCCCGCCAGAGATGACAAGCGTGCCCGTGGCACCGTCGGTGATAGGTGCAGTGCCGAGGTACTCAATGCTGACTTCGCGGCCCGTGTCGGTTGCCGATCCCTTGAGCGGCCGGTCCATCGTCAACACGTTGCTGCCAGCGGACTGGCCGAGGTGCGACACGTCGATAGTGTCGCCGGCCGCCACGTCGGTCATCGAGTAGGTGATGTTCGTGACCGTGTAGCCCGTGCCGCCGAAAGTGAGCGTCGTGCCCTGAGCGTGCGAAGCCATGTGTTAATTCTCCAGCCAAAAGAGGTCGTATGTTTGCCGGACCAGATAGAGCGAGTTTTCCGCTCCGTCGATCTCCACCAGGTCGTCGGCTTCGTCCATCAAGGACGCCTGCCGCACCTCCGTATTGTCGAGAACGCCAGCGAACCCATCCAGAACCCGCCGACACTTATCTGCCAAGTCTCGCGCCGCCTCGTAGGTGGTGCCGTAGACGTACATCTCCACCGTGACTCGTGGCAGGCCAACAGGGCCGCTCATAGCCATCTCGCGGAGCACGCGGGCACGCCGCCAGATGATCAGCGGAAACTGGATCGGAGCCGGCCCGACGTAGCGGAGCGGGTAGATCCGCCCGCTGATCAACGCCTGCACGTCGGCATTGGCCACGAGGGCATTTCGTAGGATCGCTTCTGGGGATTTCAGCGCCATCAGAACGGCCCCTGTAGTGACTTGATTTTGTCGGCGAGCTCGCGGGCGGCAGCGTTAAAAGCCGACTTCATTTCCTCGACCATCAGCGACTCGACCCGCTCGCGGGTCTGCTCCCACGCCGACCGCACAGGCGGCCTGCCGTACGAGCCGCCGACCGGCATCTTTCCTGTGGACACCCGTGTGCCGCCCTGCGTGCGGCGGGTACGCTCCTTGGTGCCAAACTCGACGAGCCCCTGGTGGTAGCCGAGCTTCTTGTTGTCGTAGGGCTCGTTCATCTTGCGGCCAGAACGGAAGCCAAGGACGACCAGGCCAACGCCGGTCCTCGGGTATCGCTTGCTCTTGATCGCAATGGACCGCCGGAGGTTGCCAGTCGGCCCGCGTGGCGTTGCCGACTTAAGGGCCTGGAGCGTGCCGCCCTTTTCGGCAGCACGCCGCAGCCCGGCGGCCATGTGCTTGGCGGCTAGATTTTTTGGCAGGGCCACGAACGCATTGCGGATGCTTTCCAGCCCCGGGATGTTCGTCGTGATACTGATGCCAGTCTGCTCAGCCATTGCGACGCTCCATGCAGATCGCCTCGTGCTCGGTGCGGTTGCCGTGCTCGAGCAGGCTGGAGATCTCAAGCGTGCGGCCACGCCAGGCGAAACGCATCTGGCTGTTAAGGCCGGGCAGGTGCCGCAGCCGCAGCCGGTGCGTCACGGTGGTTTCCTGCTGGCCGGCTGTCAGGGCCTCGCGGGCGGATACGCCCTCGACGCTAGCCCACACGGCCGATGAGTCGGACCACGCCAGGACCGTCTCGCCGAGGGCATTTGTAGTGCCGCTGGCGATCTGGACAGTGACACGCTCGCGTAGGTCGCCGGGTCGGATCATTCCACCACGGTACGCCGAAACTACGGGATACTGGCAGTTTCTGCCTACTCAGCGACAGGCGGCACGAACACGTCGAGCTGCTGGTCGTAGCGGTAGCCAATCCCCGCGTAGACGCCGCGTATGTTTCCGTTGTACGAGGTCCGCAGGCAGCGTTGCCCCCGCACGTCTGCGTAGTGCGATTCCCAATCGACGCCCTCGTTCTCGTCGCGGCCTACGATCACTTCGGTGACGATGTTCTGCTCGTCGAGGAAGGCGTAGTGTGCCATAATTAGCTCCAAGTGACGGTGCCCGTGCCTGCTGTGATCTGAATTACCGTGTCTGTGCCGACCGTGGTTCGCGTGGCAGTCAATCCAGCCGAGAGCGTGGCGACTGCCTGCGAGGCGTTCCAGCGGAGGATGACAATGCCGCTGCCGCCGTTGCCGCCATTGCTGGACGCGGTTCCATTGCAAGCTGCCCCGCCGCCGCCGCCGCCAGTACCCGCCGCGCCAGCCGTCCCTGCGACAGCAAGGTCCGCGGAACCTGCGCCGCCGCCTGTCAGCCCGCCTGAGCCAGCCGTCGATGTGCCAACGTATCCACCGCCGCCACCACCTGCTCCGTAGAAAATGGTTGTGCCGGTGATCGCGGACGATCTGCCGATTCCACCGTTACCAGACGCCGACGCCGTGGAGTCTGCACCGGCGGCACCCGCACCGCCGCCACCACCGGAAGAGGTGGCAGCACTGACGCCCTGGCCTCCGGTGTTGCCTTGGAGCGAGATCAATGACGACATCCGAGTAAGGAAGGAATTGCCAGCACCAGAAGCACCAGTGGCGGTGATAGACCCACCCGTGTTTGAGCCGCCGCCACCGAGCGCAACGATTGACGCAAACACTGATAGTCCGCCGTTGGCCCCTGAGTTGTTTGCGGCTGTGGCACCTGATCCACCTGCACCGATCTGTACAGAGTAGTTCGTCATAAGCGTGATGCCGATGCTTTGCTCAACAAAGCCGCCACCACCGCCGCCGCCGGCAGCCCTCTCGTTGCGCCTAGCCGCACCGCCACCACCAGCGACGATAAGTGCCTGCACGGCCAGCAACTTCCTCGCATCGGCAGTGCCACTAAACGGCCCCTGTACGGGCGTGACGATCTGCCCGCCTAGTCCGTAGATTCCTTGGTTCACAGGTCGGCCCCGAGTGCGGTGACGTGCGTGGTCTGCGCCACGCTGGTCGTCACGCGGATCGACCACGACGCGGACGGCAGAATCAGGTTGTTGTAGCTAGTGCTGACGCGGGTCTGCTGCACAGTGCTAGACCCCGTCGCAGCCGCGACCGCGATCTCGTCAAAGTGCCAGTACGTTGTGCCGTCATACAAAAACACGCGGACGATAGCCGCCGCGCTCGTCGCCGCCAGCTTCACAACGATTTCAGCAATGCGAGTGCCCGTGCTTGCACCTGTGATGAGCGTGCCCACGTTTGTCGGCGCGGTGTAGCTAGATTCTGCCGTGGCGATGCTGACGGCACCGATGCGAGGCGTGACGGCGAATGCTGGTGATGTAGCCATGATGTGTCCTTAGCGAAAGTTGCTCCAGAGATAGAGATTGTCAGCCGCCGATGGAGTCGAAGAACCACCACCGCCACCAGAGACTCCGATCTCTACGTAGACGGGCGACTCCCACTGGTAGATCCGCGACGTGTCCTCTGCGAGGTAAAGGGCAGAGTCTGAGCCGGTCGCGGGGAAGTTGGCGATAGACGCATAATTGAGCGAGGCGGCTGGGCCTTGTGGGCCTGTGGCTCCCGTAGCACCCGCCGGCCCCTGTGGCCCTGTTGCTCCCGTCGCACCAGTCGCACCTGCTGGCCCCTGCGGGCCAGTGGCTCCCGTGTCGCCTGCTGGACCTTGTGGACCAGTTGCACCCGTAGCTCCCGCAACGCCCTGCGGACCCTGCGGGCCTGTCGGTCCAGCTGGGCCAGCGTCACCCTGGTCGCCCTTCGCCCCGGCGGCTCCTGTCGCGCCAGTGGCTCCTGCAGCGCCTGCCGGTCCTTGGATGCCTTGCGGTCCCGTGGCACCTGCAACGCCGGCCGGCCCTTGCGGACCAACGTCGCCTGTGTCGCCCTTAGCTCCAGCTGCACCGGCAACGCCTTGAATGCCTTGCGGTCCTTGTGCCCCAGCTGCACCAGCGGCCCCCGGAACGCCTTGCGGCCCTTGCGGCCCGACATCGCCCTGATCGCCTTTCGCGCCCGCTGGCCCGGCCGGACCTTGCACGCCAGCAGCACCAGCTACGCCTGGGATGCCCTGCGGCCCCGCAGCCCCCTGCTGTCCTGCTGTTCCTGCCGCGCCTGCCGGCCCAACACCGCTGGCCGCGCTCACAGACGTGCTCGAGCTCGTCACGGCCGCCGACACGGACGCACCGGACACAGTGGCCGTGATCGGGCTGCTCGTGACGGTTGCGGTCGTCGTCACCCGACTACCTCCACCTGGCCCTGCAGGGCAGTCCGCCGCACGCTGCCGGGGGCATCCCACTCAAGCCGCCAGCCGTAGGTGCCAACAGGCAGGGCCGTCGTCTGCGTCTCAGTCAGTGCAATGTTCACGATCCCGGCCGCAGCGTTTGTCAGCGTGGTCGTGAATGCCGTCATCGTGTTGCCGGTGACGAGCGACGTGATAACAGCCGTCACCGTGTAGCCCGTCATCGTCGTGGGCGAGAAGTCGATGGCCGTGCTGAGCTCGTCGCCTCGGCGAAGCGACAGCCCAAGCTGGCCCGGCAGTTGTTCGTAGGTGCTCATCGGTAGGCTCCCCAGCGGCACGAGTCTAGAAGCGACTTTACGCCAAACTCGATCTCGTTCGATACGGAGCCTGCTGCCTCACGCCGGTCGTACCAGTAGGCCACGAGCATCAGGATCGCGTGCCGGATCTGCGTGGGCACGCTGCGGCCGTCCTCGCCGTAGCCGCCCCACCACGTAATTACCACGGCAGACTCGTCTCGGCGATGCACAGGCCACGCCTGGTCGAAGAGCGGGCTGATACTGCCCGGCGTCGAGTGCCGATCGACTCGGTACTCGTTGGACGGGAACACCACCACAGCACCGCTCTCAGTGGTGTAGGTGATTGCCACCGTCGTGACGGCAGCGGCCGTGGCCATCGGTGGCCGTGGTAGCTCGATGTTGTCCATGCCGTTGGGCGGGAAACCATCCATCCGCATTGTCCACTGGGTGTGGACGAGCGAACGGTCTAGGTACTCCTCGACCCAACCTCGAGCAGCGGCCACCAGCCCCATGATGTACGAATTGTCGTCGTCCGTATCGACCCGCAGGTGGGCCTTGGCGTCCGTTAGCGTGACGGGCTCAACGACAGGCTGCGTGGCTCGTGTCAGGCTGCGGTAGGTCATCTGGTGCGTTTCCTGCGTGGCGTGGCGTCGGCAGTCCTTGCGGGCATTTCGACGGCAGCGGTTTCAATCAGCGGCTGCTGTTTGTCCTCAACAGCTACCTTTCTGGCGATCAGCTCGGCAGCCAGACCGCCGGGGATGTCCACCATCTGGCCCAAGCGGTAGGAACGCCACGACCGAACAAACTTCAGTTTCACGATTATCCTACGCTCCATGCAGTTTCGGGGGCCTTGTTCGCCTTCATCCAATCGCCCGTGTATTGGAAAACAGGCTTGCCGAGATCCTTTCCCGGCCACGTCACGACGTACTCGCCGTGGCCAATTGACACCCGTGGCGTGACGAAGCACTTGTTGCCAGAGTCTCGCCACGTGCGCCAAAAGCCGATGTCCGAATCGACACGGCCCTCGCCGTAGCTGCCTTGGGGATCTGGGCACTCCCAGAACCACGGCTTCTTCATTCGCTTGAGGGCAGCCGTCGAGAGAATCGTGCAGCCGAAGTGCGCCGAGTCCACCTGCTGCACAGGCTCGGCAAACCACGAAGCCGGCAGCGTGGTTGTGCCGCTGGCCGGCGGATCGTCCAGCGTGCCCAGTAGCGTCAGCATCGGCCTGCCGTCCTCTCGCTTGACCTGCAGAGGCGCGAGGGCGTCGCACTGGAACGCCAAGGCCATGGCGAATAGCTGCTCGATGTCCTGCTTTGAAACGAACGTGTCGAAATCCAAACAGATGATGTACTCGCACTGATCGACGAATTGCTCCATCATCCGCGTGAGCACCTGAGACCAGAACGCGCCCTGGCCGAGCGTGGGCCGGATGCCGAGCGGCATGAGGGCCTGAGCCCAGCCGAACAGGTTGGCCAGTGGGCCGAACCGTGGCCCTGACAGAATCGCCTCGGCCCGGATCTCGACCTCTGTGCCGCCGACCTTGATGAGCATGCAACCTCCAAAATGAGAGCGGGCGGCCCCGTGTGGAGCCGCCCGCTCAGGATTGCACGACTGTCAAGCCGTCAGGCTCACGCACCGACCAGGGCGATGATCGGCCCGGCGACCGTGTCGCTGCCGAGCGTGTGGTGGCTGATGCCAACACGAGCCGTCGCACGGATCACGGTCTGATCCGAGAGGAAGTTGACCTGGTCGCTCGACTGGATCTCCAGATCCCGGCGGCTGCCGTAGATCGAAGAGTTGGCCATGTTGCCGTAGAGAGCCATCACCACGCCGGTCGAGTCGGCCCCGCTCGGCAGCTGATCGGTCAGAACGACCGGCGAGCCGAGGAAGGTCAGGCCCATGCCCTGCGAGAGACCGACCGAGCCGCCCTGGTTGAGGTCCAACGCCTGCATGCAGGTGGCGAAGAAGAACGGCGAGCAGTACCACTTGGCACCCTGCCGGCTGTGCTGGGGCAGCTTCGCCATCATCGCCAGCAGGTTGGCCTTGGTCACCTCGTCGGGCGTATCGCCCGCAGCGGTCACCAGCGAGGCCGCATAGGTCGCAGCCGAGGCCGCGAGCAGACCGCCCGTGTGGCTGGTCACGAGACCGGCCACCGCAGGAGCGTTGCTCGGGTTGCCGGCCCAGGCCGCCGTCTCGATCGCGTTCGACAGGGTCAGGGCCAGCTCGGCCGCGATCCAGTCAGCGATCGACACGATTGAATCCTGCAGCAGCTCGCTCGACACGACCACCGCACCGCCGACCTTCTTGGCCGTCACGGACACCTGCGAGGCACTCGGGTCGCTCGCGGTGATCGCGGAATTTTCCGAGAGCCAGTAGCCGGTCGTTCCACCGGTCCTCTTCGGGAAGAGCACCACGTCGGACGGCATCTGCAGGTTGGTCGCATTCGCAGCGAAGGCGGAATACTGATCAACTAAGCGCAACACGGTGGATGACAGAATGTCTGGCACGAAATTGGAACCGGCACCGCTGGCACCACCGAGAGCACGAGCCTCGACGCCGTGATCGGCGCACCACCGCTTCGCGTGGGTGTCGCCGCTCTTGGCCCGCAGCCACATGCCCGCCTTGTAGGCGTCTTCGTGCTTGGCAAACGCCCGCAGCGTGCCGGTGTGCGACACGGCCTGCACTTCGACGGCCCGCTCCTCGGTCACCTCGGGGGCCGGAGCGCAACGCTCCACCACCGCCCGCAGGTTCTTGGCCGACTCGGCCACCGACTTCTCGAAGTCCACCTTCTTGGCGAGCTCACCGGCCCGCTTGTTGAGCTGCTCGAGCTCGAGGTCACGCTCGGCGATCTTGTCGGCGTCGTCAGACTCGACAGCCCGGACGGCGTCGATGCGGTTGGCAAGGGTAACGGCTTCGTCCTGAAGCTTCTTGAGATTGTCCATGTGCGGTGATTCTCCTGCGGCGGTATTGCCGATGGAGTCAACGCTACGGCTAGGCCCGTGGCCCCTTGCAGAAGCGGACCTCGGAATGTGTTGTTTTCACAAACGCCACGCCGCGAGCGCCGCACCTCGGGCAACGGAGATACCGCTGCCGCTCGTTGCCGACCGGCCGGCTGGATCTGCACCGCAGACGCTCACCGCACTGGCACCGAACGTCAGACATTTCGGAGCCTCAGTGTCCACGCAGCAGCTGCGTCACGCACCAGCGAACGCTTTGCGATCTCGGCCGGAACTTCCACGGTCTGCTGCGTCTGCATCCACGCCTCGTAGGACCGCATGGCCACGGCAGCGGAGGTGGCGGGATACGCTGGCACGAGTACCGGCCCAACGTCATAAAGCCCGCTCACCTCCCTGATCTGCCGGATGGCGTTGCCGTCCTCGCCCTGGCGGAAGCCCTCGCCGCCCTTGTCGACGGTGAACGCGAACGATGAGCCGCGAACGTCACGCCGCGAGATCAGCTCCATCACGTCGGCACGGCTCACGGGTGGCGTGACCACGTACCGCAGCCCCTTCTCGTCACTCGACAGTTCCAGCGTCCCGCTCGAGGTGCGGCCCAGAACGATGTTGCTGTCGTGATTGAACAGGGCGACAACGTCCTGCTTGCCACGCTGGCGGGTGAGAATCCGGTCGAACGCTCCCGGCAGGATCTCTTCGCGGAAGCCGCCTAGGTCGAGGCTCAGCCGGTTATAGACGGCAGCGTAGCCGACGATCGCGGCCCGGCCGTCAGCCCGGCTCTCGACGATCAGCTCGTTGTCGTCCTCAAAGGCGAAGTCGCGGCGTTCAATTTCCATTTGTGTCGTCCTCCTCGGATTGGTCCTCGGCATCGTCGGCTGGGCTTTCCTCTGCCTCGGCCGGGGGCATCGGCTCTACGGCCTGGCCCTCGCCCACCTTGTCGAGCGTGGTCATGTTGAGTTGCACGAAGTGTTGGTCACCCTCTGGCCCGATCGGGTTCAGGTTCTCCAACTCGCGGATCTCGTTGACCGACATCCACCCGTTCTGAAGTGCCGAGACGTAGTAGGCCGACCGGCTAGCGTGGTCGCCACGGAGCAGGCCCGAGACGCTGTGCTCCGCAAAGTACCTTTCGTCGTCCACGATGAGGTCGCGCGATATCGCAGACTCCCACCGCTTCAGATGGGGCAGCAAGCAATGCTGGAGAAATTCCGTCCCCTGTACCTCAATATTCGAATACGTGCTTCTGCTCAGGTCTTGGATCATGTGAGGTGGTACGCGAAAAATTCTCGTGCACTCGACCACAGCGAATTGCCGGCTCTCCAGCATTTGCGCCGACTCATTGCTGCCACTGAGCTCGCGAACTTTCACGCCATTCGGGAGGACAGAAGTACGGAACGCACGGTCTGGCCCCCTGTGCATCCGCTCCCACTGCTCGCGGAGTCGCTCGGACGCCTCTGGCGGGATTGGGTTGTCGCTCTCAAGGATCACCCCAGGCCGTGCACCTGAGCCGAAGTAAGTGGCCGCGTGGGTCTCAAGGGCCTGCGAAAGACCGATGACGTTCTGAAACAGCTTGTAGGTCGGGATCGGCTTGATGCCGTCCTCGGTCGTGAACCGCAGGGCGAAGATCTGGTCCTGCGAGTAGATCGTGATCTTCCCGCTGGGCTCCTTGTATCTGTACCGCAGCCGGCCATCTTCAAGCCGCTCGGCCTCCATCCGCGAAGAGTGCAGCGGCCAGAGCTCGGAGATCGCACCTCGAGCACCTGGGCGGATCTCGGCGTAGCTGGCCCCGTAGTGCAGATACATTCCGGTCATCCAATCCCTAAATTCCTGCGCCGTCTGCCACGGATTCGGCTGCATGTGCAGGAGTCGGTAGACCGGGTTCGACGGGGCCTTGGCCTTACCGCCATTGGCCAGCCGCTCGTAGACGTGCAGCGGCAGCGAGCTCACCGCGTCAGAGATGACGCGGATGCAGGCAGTGTAGGCCGAGCAGGCCATCGAGTTGTCGGCCGTGACGCGGATGCCCGACGGTGTGCGGTTGCCGCCGTCGCCGTGCCACTCAATGCCACGAAGGTCGATCATCTTCCAATCGGCGGCAGCGTTCTCACTCATAGCGTGATGATGTCCCAAGATTGTGCGGGTGCTGGGGCGGTCGAGGTCGCGTGGATGCCGAGTGCCATGATCAGGGCGACGATGCCGTCGATCCGCTCCGTGCTCTTAGCCTTCGACGGTTTCTTGTTTCCTTGGTGATCGCTCTGCACCGCCACGTTGGAAGCCTGCCACGACAGCACGGGGTGGCCGCCGTGCAGCAACTTGCCGCCGACAACGGCAGCCTCCAGCGCGGCCGTAGGGCTCGACATAGAGCCGTATCCCTGCCCAAATCCTAAGACGTTCAAGCCCTCGCCTTGCAGTTGAGTAGTGATCTGGTGGGCGTTCCAGCGGTCGATCGCCACCTGCCGGATGTTGTATTTCTTGGAGAGTGCCACAATGTCGGCCCGCACCTGGTCGAAGTCGGTGACGTTGCCTGGAGTCAGGTGCAGTTTGCCTGCCTTCGCCCACACGTCGTACGGCACCCGGTCACGCTTCACCCGGTCCCGCATGTTTTCCTCTGGTATCCAGAAATGAGGCTCGGCCCAGAAGGTGCCGTCGTCCAGCGGGAACAGCAGACAGAAACAGGTCGTGTCGTAGGTGGTCGCTAGGTCTAAGCCACCGAATGCCTCCCTGCCATCAAGCATCACCGGGCACGGCTTGTCGCCCTGCGCCCAGTGAGACATCTGCAAGAAGCGAGTGTCCTGCTCGGTCCACATATTCAAGTGAAGACGCTTGAACGTGTTCTCTTCGGTCGGCATGTCTTGGGCACGCTTGCACCGGACCCGCAGGTCGTCGAGCTTCACGCTTACGCCCAGGTTGGGATTTGCTTTGCGCCACGTGTCCTCGGCCGTCCAATCATCTGCGGCCTCAGCTGCGTAGATCGCCGGCAGAAAGGTCGCGTCTTTGATAGCCCCGTCCCGCACAGCCAGGGCGTACCGCCAAAGCTCCCAGCAGATGCTCTTGCGATCAAAGCCCGCCGTGGTGATCGCCACACACAGCGGCTGCCGCCGGGCTCCGGTGCTCGTGGTCATCACGTCCCAGAGCTCGCGGTCAGGCTGGGCGTGCAGCTCGTCGAAGATAATCCCGTGAGCGTTGAGCCCGTGCTTGGTAAACGCCTCGGCGGACAGGGCCTTGTAGGTCGTGTGCGTGTCCTCTCGCACGATGGAGTTGCGAAAGACTCGCAGCCGGCTCCGCAGCTTGGGCGAGTTCTCGACACAGACCTTCGCCATCTCAAAGACGAGTCGGGCCTGGTCCCTGTCGGCGGCGCACGAGTAGATCTCGGCCCCCGGCTCGCCGTCGAACATCAACTTGAGCGCAATGCCAGCACACAGCGTGCTCTTGCCGTTCTTGCGAGGGATCGCAAGCAGGCTTGTGCGGTACTGCCGCACATCGCCGTTCATCGTGCCGAACAGTTTCGACACGTAGTCCTTCTGCCACTGCTCGAGCACGAACGGCTTGCCGCCCAGCTCGCCCTTGCTGTGGGTCAGGTTCTCCTCAAAGAACCGGACGGCGATGTCGGCCGCCTTCGCATCAAGCGAACATGCGGGCGTCGTCTTCGTCTTCCTTCGGGCCTTGGTCAACAGATGAGACCCTCGCCAGTGCAGATGCCGTGAGGCCGAACTCGGCCGCGAACTTCAGCATCTGATTCCGTGCGTCGCGCTTCCTCATCCACGCCGGGTGATTGCTCACCCTACCCTTGTCGTCAATGAGAGTTGTGCCGTTGGCCTTGAGCTCTTGGTCGGCCTGCACCATGTCGGCGAAGGAGTCGCAGTAGGCCGCGAGCGTCTGCTGGTGCCGCGGCGACATGACCTTCGACGCCTCGAGCATCGGCACGATCCGGTGCCACTCAGCCGAAGCGACTTCCGACAGCCACGCCGGGGCCGGCGGTACGCCAGGTGGTGCGTCGATGCCAGCCTTATGCGGTCCCCTAACGCGAGAGCCTCGCAGGCTAAGAATCGCTTTAGGCGTCGGCTTCCTGCCTTTTCCCACGGCAAAACCTCAACTTCCAATTTCGGCCACGCCTACGCAGCGGTTACGACCGTGGTTCGCCAGACCCCACCCCCCCGTGATGGGGAGCACCCTCCCCCCTCCCCGCCGGTGGGCGCTCTCGGATCGTCTTCCGTGAGTGACACGCACGACATCGGCACGCGCCATTGCTCAGCTCGTACCGAAGGTCGGGGCGCTCGGCCACTGGCACGATGTGGTCGGCATGGTTGGCCTGGTCAATGCGTCCACAGTCCACACAGGCCCATGCGTCACGGGTCAGCACGGCTTGCCGCCACTTGCGGTGTCTTTGGTCGGTGTAGCCGCGAGCCGATGCGTTAGGCCTAGCGGTGTCGTCACGCCTCTGCTGTGTACGCAGGCGAGGCGGGCGATAGCTTGGCATCCTGCTAGGCATAGGCTACTTCTTCACCGCACACGTAGGGCACACGGTCCTATGGCCATCACCGTGGACGATGTAGCCTTTGCCGCCACAGTCCACACACACGGCGGGCTTAGGCTTGGGCGGCTCTGGCGTGGGCTCTGGGGCCTTGTCCTGGGCAGTTGTGGCATACGCTGCCGACACTGCTGCTGAGGCTTTAGGGGCCTCGAGGTCGATCTGTGCAGGGTCAGCCGAGAGGGCCGCTAGTACAGAGAGGATGTACTGCCACATGATTACCATCCTTGCCCGTGGTTGATCACTCTGTGTCCATCAGCATCGACCCGAGCGTGGACTACATACGCCTGCTCGGCCGGGGGCGGCTCGGCAAACATCATGACCCATAGGCCCGCCTTGGCGAGCCTCGCCAGCAGGCGCAGGACGGGGCGTTGTGGCTCTGGCTTCACTGGGCTGTAGTCGCTCGTGGCTGCCCACCACGTGAGCAGCACGGCCACCAGGCCCACGACCACGGCTGTCTGCATTTCTTTCTGGGTCATCGGTCAACGCTCCAGACGGAGTAGACGAACATCACCACGCACGCACCGATCACGCTGCCGATCAGGCCAGCAGGGCCATTCCCAAACGGCAGCCCACCTGCGAGAGAGCCGATCAGGCCAAGCCCGATGGTCGGCACCCAGCCTTCAGGGCACTTGCCGGGCATCAGCCACTTGGCGATGCCACCGGCGATTGCGCCGAATACGAGCCACAAGAGAAGCGACATGGGATCTCCTACTGTGCAAGGTGGAACGTGTCAGCAATGAGGCGAGCAGGTGAAGGCATCCGAGCTTCTGGCGGGAATGGCTGCAGCCAATTGCCGTGGTCCAGATTCCGATACTTGAAATTCACGCCGCTGATGCTGAACGAATCTTGACCCGAGAGCATCGCGTCAACCGTCTGGCGATCCACCCAGAATGAGCCGTCTGGCTGATCGGCCGGCCACTTCGGGCCTGCATTAAAGACGCCCCAGCTGTTCATGCAGAGAAGCCCATCACGCTTGCCTTCGTTCTTGGCGTAACGCACGGCAAGGAAGCACATGCAATGCGCCCAAGAGCCTTGGCGTGGCGCGAAGCCATCGGCGTCACGCTGCGACGAAAAGCCAACTCCGCTGCAAACTGGCACACAAAAGCCGCTTTCTAAACTTGCGGCAGCCTCGTCAAAGTTTCGCACGAGGGCGACGTTTGTCGCCGTGTTCTTGTTGGCTAGCTTGGCGAGGGAAATTCCCACTTGCCCACCGCCGCACAACAAGTTGCCCCATTCCTTCGCCCGCTGCGGGCTGTAGGTCGTCAGGTCGGCACCGGGGTACGGCTGGCGAAACAGGATGCCGCCTACCGTCGGGTCTTTGCACTTGCCGGCGACCCAGCGTGCAGCTGCTCCGCCATAGGAGCCGTCGGAGTACCCTGCCTGCGTGACCGGGGGAAGCCGTCCCGCAGTGCGACTGCCCGAGTACAGGCTGGTCGTGTCCACGAGCTTGGGCGGCTCAGGCAATTCGCCCTCGGCCCAATCGACGCACTGGCCAACGTAACTTCCCATCGCCCACCCGAAGCTGACACAATCCCCGATTCCCTGCTTCCACGGGCCGAAAGGCTTGCCGTAGACCTGGCGGTGAGCACGGTCTGCGAAGCGATAGAGGAACGTGTCCTGCCCCTTGGCGTTCTTGATCACGTCCTTGGCAGCGTCCGAGAAGAGTGGCTGGTCGAGCTCGGCCAAGAAACGCTGCGTCCCGGCAGGATCTGGCACATAGCCGAACTGCCCGTCAATGCGTGCCGCGACCCGGTGCGTGGCTCGCTCAACGAGCGCACCCAAGATCGCCATCACGATCACGAACACAACGGCAGACAGCGACCAGCGGTTAGCGCGTGACATCGGCAGCAGCCCTCGACAGGTCACGGAGTGCCGACACCCACGCCGCCCGGCTCTCTGGCGTCACAGGACCGCCAGATGAGCCCACAGCGTCGTCTAAGAACTTATGGATGGCTTCTTTGGCGTGCGGCTGCCGGGCACCGATGCTCTCGCCACGGCATCGCATCTCGCGGGCGGCGATCCGCAGCTCATCAAACGCCACGCCCGTCTTGAGCCGCTGGTCGTGTTGTCCGTCCCACTCAATGCAATCTGCGAGTTCTGAGCACAAGGCTGACAGCACACTGGCGTCTGAGGCGGCGCGTTCGCCGATAAATTTTCCCTTGAGCGTGAACGCATCCGGCGGCACCGGCGCAGGGGATGGCTGCGGTGCTTGCCGCTGCGGCGCGAACGCAATCGCCGCAGCCATGAGCAACGCCACCGCTGCGACGTGCTTGCCGTCAAACGTCGGCCACTTTGCCGTGGCAATGAACGCTTTGAACTTCTCTGCGATCTGCTGCCCAGCGAGAGCATAGACCGCGACGGCAACAAGCAGTGCTGTAATCACGGCTTCCTCAATAGTGGCAGAAGAATCTCAATAGTCCCGGCAGCGATAGCGATGACGAGAGCGCGAGCGGCTGGCCTGACGAAGTACCAAAACGGGTACAGGCTCATCGGCACACACAGCACGGCCACAGAGTCAAACAGCACGCCGATAGCCTCAAGCACGATCTGCCGTTTCTCCTCGCCCGTCAGGTTCTGTGTGGCGTCAAGCGTCTCGACAGCCAGCCGCACGAGAGCGGCGACGAGACAGCCGAACTCCGTTATCGTCAGCCCGTCTTTCGCCGAGACGCGAGCCGTGACGAGAAACGCCGACACCTTTGACGCAATGTCGTTGAACGGTGCAGCGGCAGCGAGTGGGGCGTCGGCGACCATACCTACCAATCTGGCTGGATTTCGGGGCTGTCTTGCAGTTCTTCAGGCAGGGAATACGAACGCAGCTGGAAAAACTGCGTCTTCACCACGCGGCGATCTTGCTCGGTCGCGTCGTCCCAGGAATCGCGGATACGCTTGGTGGCCGCTCGGATCTCGCTCGGCGTCGGGTCGCGGCACTCCGACCGCTTGGGCTTGAAGCGAAAGCGACGGTCGTGGCGAGGAGCCAGCGGCACCACGCCCTTGAGCCTGATCAGCTGGTCCTTCGTGATCGTCCAGTGGGTGCAGATCGCGACCATAGCCGAGTGAGAGTCCCACTGGATGCGAAGGAGGTTCAGATCAATCCTTGCCGTGTTGCCCGCCATCCAGCCACCTCATCAAGCACCGTTGAGACGGGTTGAGGTACAATCGCTGCCCCGTCGCAGCGGCAATGCTCTCGTGAAACGTGACGTGCTCGCAGTCCGCTCCGTCGTACTTGCCGGCCAGATATGCGGCTGTCCGGTAGATCGTCAGCCCGCCCATCGCGCTACACACCGGCACAGGAGGCGACCCGACCGGCGGCAGCCACTGGTGCTTCCACCCGCCGAGGCCGTTGGTGTAGTCGTCCCAGTACGAATTCAGCCTGAGTGCCCAGCAGTCGTAGTGCAGCCACGCTGCAACCGCCCGCGCCTCGCCGGCAGCGTTTGTCTCGTATGCCGGATGCTGCAGGAGCGACACGCTGGCCATGCCGTAGGCTTCTGGCATTTCTCGAAGCCACCCAAAGCCGTTCAGCACGCCCTCGGGTAGCCAGCCGCCCCATGCGTCCAAGTCAATCACCACGACGTAGTCGGCCTCGGCCGCACACTCACGCACCCAACGCTGGCACGCTGTGCGGTACTCGGCCAGGGCCTCAGTCCGCCGGCCAGCAAACTCCGTGGTGAAATGCTGCCGGTTGAGCCGCTGGCTTGTGAATGTCGCCTGGCTGTGCTGGCGGCAGAAGTCGGCGAGCACCTGGTCGGTGGCGTCCTCGTTGTCGTTCGTCTCGACGTGCAGCTGCCACTCGCCGCAAGCGTCACCCAGCCGGGCCGCAAGCTCGAGGTTGGCTGCCAGCTGCGGCGCGCAGTTGCGGGCCAGCCCGACAATGGCGATCCGGCTTTCGGCGAGCTCGACGGCCCCAAGGACGACCTGTTCGTCGAACGATGACCGGAAGGGCTCGGTGGGCCGCACAAGGTGCTCAGGGATTTTCACCGTTTCACCTGCGTCAGAATGCTTTTCAGCCACTCGGTTCGCTCCTCCATCGGAAAGACGCCGCACGGGTGGTACACGAAGTCGCCCTGCTGCCAGTGGCCACCGACTTCGTCCCTCGCGTTCGCCGGCCGGTTCCACACGCACGAGTTGAAGGCCCGGAGCGGTGCCACGGTCAGTACGTCCACGCCAACCGAAGCGAGCTCGCCGAGTAGGGTTTGCCACCCACACCGCAGGCCCACCCACCGGTTACGCTCTTCGGAAATCGTCTGCAGCAGAGCGCGTGCCTTGGTCGTGTCTCGCCATACCATGCTGCCGCAGTTCAAGCGGTTCCACGACACGATTCCTTCCTCGCACACCGTGACGTGCGGCCCGATGCACGCGAGCTCGTGGATAGGCTGCCGCATGTCTGTGATGACGGCATCGCAGTCGAGCGTCCACAGCATGTCGAACCTGTCGAGGTAGTGGCACAGCAGGTCGACTCTGGCCACCGCCTGGTCGTACGGCTGGTTGTCGCAGATCAGCGAGTACCCGTGCCGCAGGCAATATTCCAGCTTGTTCGGAACGGTCAGCGCCGCCAGATCGGCAATGTTCGCCGACACGCTCGTTACGAGTGCCACGCTCACGTTACACGCACGGTCGTCCGTGCCTCCGTGCCGTACCGCTTTTCGATCACCAACCGCTTCACCTGCTTGTCGTTGCCGATGATTGGGCCGATGGCATCCAGAACCGCCTTGGCCACGTTGTCCACGTCCGGCAGCGGGGCGGGCGGTGCGGTGGGCTTGAGCCCCTTTTTGTTCAGGTGCGACCTTGGCCGCACGAACACGGCGTCGATCACCACCTCCACCGTTCCCGTACAGGCACGGAGGCCAGCGTCAACGGCTGCCAGCTGTAGGGCCTTGCGGTAGGCGTGGATCGGGTGCCGTGCCTCAACGTAGGCGTGCGCGAACTTGCCACGGGTCGTGATCTTTGCCCGAGGCTGCGGGACCGGCTCGCCGTCAACGGAAAACGCGATTGACATGCCGCCATAGTCGCCCACTTGTCAAGCGAGACGGGCCAGCAGCGAGCGGAGTGTGGCGGCTGTCTCGTGATCCGGCACATACGCCGTCCGCAGCCGAGCCTCAGCGCGATAGATCGCCTCCCGCTCCTCGGCGGTGAGCGTGGGCGAGCGGAGCCGCATAATCTCATCCGCCATCGCATTGGCATATTTCACGCCGCAACCAGCCTCGTCTGCGGGCCACGTTGGCGTCAGCCCCGTGCGTTCCCATGCTGCTTCAATTGCGATCTCGTCTTCAGCCCTCAGCACTGGGAGCGCATAGAGCGGGACGACCATCCAGCCCCACTCTCTAGCGGCTTCGTCTGCCTGTTCTCGCAGCATGTAGACCGCAGAGCTTTCGCTGCCATCAGCGGCGACGGCAGCGTAGGCGATGGGTTTGCTCATCTCTTCACATCTGGTGGTTTTGACTCGGAGTCAGTCTCGCCGCGAAACAGCCACACGCAGTGGGGAGTGTTTTCGCCTTCCCTACTCCAGTCGGAGAGTTCGTACCAATACACTCGCCCATTTGTGTCTACGAATGGCTTCATCTTCTCCGTAGATGCGTCCATTCGCATTCCTGCCATCGGCCCATTCACCATCGTCAGCAAGTGCGTAGACCTGTATGCAGCGTAGATGCACGGCATGCAAATCACGCAATCCTCGGACGCCATCGTTCCACCTCCGAAGTGGACGAACGGACCCGTGTCGGTTCCGCATTCATCGCATGAACCAGCGTGTTGAAGTCTCATAATTCCTCCTACCACATGACCTTTCTGATCCACACTTTTACTGGCTTCCGTCGTTTCGCGCCTTGAGGCGCGAACTCTTTTGAATCTCCGGCGAACAGCGGACTCACCAGAACAGGCGTGGTATTGTAGCCAGCTTTGAAATCGCCCCAAAACATCGCTTCTAATTTGGTTTCGTAGATGTCCGACTGACCGTCGCTTGTTACACGCCATGCTACGGGCTTTGTTTTCACTTCAGTCTCTCCAGCAGTTCTCGGAGGGTGGCGGCGCGCGGTAGGCAGGAATCAAAGTCGCCGCCGCGTAACGTAGCAAAAAATGAAATCGCCTCTCGCTCCGCGTCAGTGAGCGCACCCTCGCCCTGCACACTACCCTCGCTCGGTGTAGCGTCCCGATTCATAGCAGCGTTCGTGCGTTTTTCGTCGTTTTTCTCATACGATTGGCTCTCCCATTCCGGCCGCACCCTCACGAGCAGCGACCGCAGGATGCCGTAATCGTCCATACCGGCGATGCGTCCCTCCTCGACGACGTATTCCAGAGCGTCAATTTCGGCCTCGGATAGTATCGTGCCTACCCGTCCTCGCGTTCTGGAAACTGGAATGTCGCCGGTGCCCATAGCGGGTAGCGTCACGGGGTTATCAGTCCCGCCGCATCCGCCCCCATTCCCCCGTGGAACGGAGGATTCAGATGGATAGGCCCTCGCTTCCGGCGCAGCGTCATGATTCGTTTGCTCCCGCTCGCGGAGCATGGCGTCGGCCATTTCGTAACACGTTTTTGCAATTTGTTCGTAGCCGAGAACGCCCATCCCGCGAGTTAGCGCAGCGGCGGCGAAGTAGTCACGGTCAGTCATTTTGTTCTTTCAAGTAAATTGCGGAGCGTTGTTTCATCATGAGTGGCAACGCGACCTGTTTCTACGACAAACTCTAGTGCATCCCGCTCCTCGCCGGAGAGCGTGAAGTTGAGGCTGCAATACTGCGTGACCGTGCCGCGAACGTGCGGGCACACCGTTTCGCAGCCCGTCACTGCACCGTTCCGCAGTCGCTCGATTTCCTCAGCCATCACGATCCTCCGTCCCTTCTCGCCATTCACCGCACGAGCAGCTTCACAGCCGGTGGCACCCAGTGCTTCACCAACTTGCCACTCAGTCCCAGTTCCCTGATCCGTCGCCGCACCCACGGCGAAGGCCGCAGGGAGTTCCTGCTACAGCTTTCGTCCCACCTGCTCGGAGCCTCCGGCTCCTTCTCTTTCTTCACGATGTGAATCCTTTCTCATCGAGATTCCGACCAGAATGCCCAGAACGAACGTCGCACCCTGCACCACGAATCCGACCGTGATGCACACCAACTGCTCTACCGTCATGGAGTCACCTCAATCCCTCGGGTGGCGTTGGGCTTGCGGGTGATCCAGCCCTTCTTCTCCAGGGCCTCGAGGTGGACGACCACCCCATTTGGGCTCTTGATCGACATCGCCCTGGCGATCTCGCGCACAGTGGGCGAGTAGAGCTCCATGTTGGCCCTGATGAACTCGTACGCCTCTTTCTGCCTCGCAGTCAGCGGGGCCTTCTCGGCCGTGGTCATGTGGATACCTCCTGTCGTAGTTGGTCAACCATCTTGCGTCTCGTGTACTCAAAGTCGTCGGCGTCCTTGCCCTTGAATCCCTCGGCCGGTGGCTTGTCGTCCGGGCCGCGGTAGGCGCCCGCAGGCCGCTGCTCCCGTGGGTTGTCGAACTGGCCGCCCAACACCTTGTCGACGAATCCCGGAGCCAGCAGCTGCGGCAGCGTCACGGGGTCGCGGAAGTATTTGCACCGTGGCAGGGCCTCAATGGCTGCGAGGGCCTTCTCAAACCAGCCCTCCTCGGCCAGGCGGTCTGCGACCTTGTCCGGGGCGTTGGGCAGCTTCCACGGGCGGCCTGTGCCAGCAGCCCAAGCCTTCCGCAGCGTCTCCCAGCCTGCCGGCTGCTCCGGTCCTTGCGCAGCTCGCCTGGGGGAAGAAGAAGAATTTCTATCTCCTCTTATCTCCTCTATCTCTTCTGGTGCGCCACGCGCCGGTGGTGAGTGCGCCGCAGCGCACGGGGTAGTGCGCTGACGCGCACCATCTGCCCTGACTGCATGTAAAGCCCGTGATTTAGCGGACTTAGAGAACCGGCGATCCCACCCTGGAATAGCAACGGTCCCGTTGTCAGCATCGATCACCAGCCAGCCCACTTTCTCGACCTCCTGCCAGAACGCCTCGTCACCGCCGCAGATCCTGCACAGCAGCCGAACCGAGATCCGGGCCGTGCCATCGGAGCTGTTCAAACAGGCCCACCGCCAGAGAAGCACCAGACGGCCCACGACCTGGTCAACGCCCAGGCCCGTGCGGTCCACGAGCTCGAGCGTCTCGGGCTTCTCTGGGATGCAGCAGTCGATCGGGAACCACTCACCTGCCATGTGTGGCCTCCTTTGCGGACAGCCAATCACGCACTGCACCAGCCGGGTCACGTGTCCAGTGAGAAGCAAAGCCCCGCCACGAATCCCCATTAAGGACGCAGTTCTCCGTTCCGCCGTGAAAGTAGACGCGAGCTGAAACAATATCGGTGGCTGTGCAGACTGCCTTGCTCTGCGAAAACAGCTCGTGCCGAAGAATTGCAACGGCATGAACTCCTTGAATTCGAGACAGGGCCACAAGCATCAGCCTCTGCCCTCGAGAAAGCTCATACAGCGAGTTTGTGCTCCTACTCAATTCGCAGAAAAGAAAGCACCCATAGCTCTCAATTACCATGTCAATGTCGCTAGGGGTAATCCCCCTTGCCATCTGACCGTACCACCACGAGTGGTCAAGCATCTTGCCTTGCGCATAAGCCTCTGGGCACCTAATTCCGCCGGGCGTAAATCCATTCACTTTGAAACCTCCATGCAAAACCCGAACTGCGAGAACGCACGAGCGAAGTCGCCATCGTTTGGGCCGAGAAACAGGATTGCCTGTCCTTGCAGCGGCACTGCGACCTTTCGCGGATGCCAAAACTTCACGCGGCCTTTTGGAAAGCATGCGGCAGACGCCTGCTCGGCGAGCGACTGGAACCACCTTGTTTCAGTCGCGTTATTCACCAGCACGATGGCACTAGTGACGTTGCCGCTTGCGTATGAGTCGCACAGCTTTTCCGCAAACTGGCCTATGAGCCCGGACTCGTAAGGCGGATTCATCCAAACCGTTCCACGCCAGTCTTTATCAAGCCCAGTGTCTTCGGACGTGTAGAACGTTGCGGCCTGGACGATGTCGTTTGCGAGCGGATTGGACGCCGGATCTAGGTCAATCTCGCCGAGCACTTGGCGAGCGGCTTCAATGAATTCCTTCGGCGTATACCACTCGTTGTCGCCGCTGTTATTGGCAACGTGCGGCTTAGACTTAACGGCCTCGACTGCCTGCTCGACTTGCTCTGCCGTTGGCTTTTCTGGCAACGACTGAGCCGCCGCGACGATGGCGTGCTTTGGTGCGTCGATCTCGCCTGCGACGATTTCGCGTTCAATGCCAAGCGCCTCAACGGCTTCTGCGAACTTGCCGTCGCGGCGAATCGTCTTCTCGTCAACGCCGTGCTCGGCGGCCAGAGCTTCTGCAGTGCTTAGGGTGGACATTTTGTCCGCCCCAAAATCACGGCCAGCACGGCCACCTGCGTCCTTCTTCGTCCTGTTGTACCTGCGCCCTCGCAGCAGGCTCATCTGCCGAGAGTCAAGGTTGCGCCTGCCTAGCTGGTTTTTGTCAATCCAGTCCTCGGCTTCTTCCCTGGCCTTAAATCGCAGTTCGTGAATGTCAAACGGCAGATCAAGCCGCGTGCAGATTTCGTAGCGGTTGTGCCCGTCCAGCAGCGTCAGCGTTCCACTCTTCGCCCACGCGACCAGCGGGTCGCGCGCGCCGCCGTGCTCAACGATGTTCTCTTCCAACTGCTGCCGTTCTTCTGCTGACAGCGGTGGTATCAACGCCGCAAACTCGGCGTCGATCTTGATGTCTTCCCAAACTTGAGTCATGCGATCCTCCTCGAGTTGATTCGCCATTCCCGTTCCCCACGTCCGCTCGAGCTCGTCACCGTCCTGCCTGTCTCGACGATCCTGCCAGCCTTGGCGAGCTCGTTCAGTCGCTTGTTGACCTGGTGCGGCAGCAGCCCGCACCGTGCGGCGATCCCGCTGGCCCCAGCCGGGCCGTCGAGCAGTGCCGCGAGGATTTGCCGCTGGTGCCGTGTCGCCAGCCCGCCAGCCTGTGCGGCCGCCGCGTGCGATGTCTCCGGGTCTGACGACCTGGCTGCGCCGAAGAGCGGCAGCCCCTCTTCGATCGGTGGCGTGATGTAGTGGGGTCTGATCATTTTCGTGGCTCCAAGTAGGTGCCGTGTGCAATGCAGTTCACGACCGACTTAGACACCCCGAGCCGCTCCGCGATTGCCGACTGCTTCACGCCCTCGGCGAGCAGCTGCTTCACGCGATCTACTGGCACTGGCGGTCGTCCTGGCATGTGATCCCTTTCGTGTATTGGCCCCGTGTCGTGGGGCAGGCGGCTCGGTCACCGGGGAAGGCTTCCCAGCCCGAACTGCGGTGGTCTGTTCGATACTCCCGCGAAACGACCCATGTGGCGGATGCAAACGCCACGACGACCAGGGCGGGCCGGTCGATGGATCACTCGTACCGAATCACGGCGAACCAGCCGCGCGGGCCACGGGCCACGCCACGCTCCACGATCCGGTAGCGGCCTCGCTGGGCGTCCTGGTAGTAGCAGCAGTTGCGAAACGCTTGGTCAGGGCCAGCCGAACTGAACCCGATCCCCTCGCGCCGGCCACCGGCCCGGCCGCAGTGACGCAGGATGCCGGTCCTCGCCATGTCGTCGGCCGCATCCTGCGCCGACACGATCGTCGTCACCGTGAACACCTGCTCGGCCTGAGCCGTGGCAGCACCCATCAGCAGGGCCAGCGTCATCATCACCATGAATCTTGCGGACATATCAGATCCCTCCGTGGAACAATCGAACCAGGGCAACGTGCCCAATCACCACTCGCCACCAAACTTGCTTTTCATGCGGTCGCTGTACTCGTCCTCGCGGCCCGCCCTGAAAGCGCGGCTCGCGTTCATGCGTCCCGGCTTGATCACCAGCGGTGGCCGGGCTGGCTCCTCAAGCACCTTGCCGAGATCCGTCTCGACCATCAGCGGCTCCGCCTGGTCCTCGCGGGCCAACCGGGCCTTGGCCTCCTCGACCGTCTCGAAATCGCGTACAAACTTCGCCATGTGATTCCTTTCAGAAGGGGATGTCGTCCGACCCGATGGCCGGGGAAGATGCCTTGACCTTGGCGGCTGGCGTCCGTGCCGGTCGCTTCGCGGTGGCTTCCTGCTCAAGCGGTTGAATGGGCAGAAACTTTCCGACGTTCACCCACTGCCGGCCGTTCTTGTCGACCTTGTGGTAGATCTCAGCCAGCACCCGCCGGCCGGTGAGATCGTCGAGCGGCGTGGCCTTCCACTCTGCGGCCGTCATGCCGAGCGACTCGGCCAGCGACCTGACGAGGGCCTTGGCCCAGCCCTGCCCCTTCTTGGCTCGGACCTTGGCCCACCAGTAGCGGCGGTCATCGTGGGCCAGCTCGAGGTACGCCTCGGCCTCGCTGTCGGCGGTCGTCACGATCTTGAGCTCATGCACGCCCTCTGGCAGGTCGATCTTCTCGCCGGCCGTCGCGGCCACCACCTGCGTCTCGTCGTCACTAAAAACGTCCCATTCCATTGGCTGTTCCTTTTGGGGTTCCTGTTTCTTCCGTTTCATCGAAGTCCACGAGTCATGCCACGGCATCGGCGGCCACCTCCGGCTCGATCTGTTGGTGCCTCATGTTGAGAAGAGCCGTGAGCTGCTCGGCAGCCTCTGGTGCCAGCTGGCCTTCCGAGACAAGCACCTCCATCCGGTCAGCAATCTTTCCGAGCGTCCGCACGGACGTTGCCTGTGCGATGTGCTCGGCAATCTTGATTCCGAGCGGAACCTCGACAGGCTGGCCGCCCCCTGTACCGCCGGTAGCGTCGGCAGTTCTTGCAGGCTCCGGCGCCGGAGCCACAGGGGACGGGAGCCCGTCCGATAGCCAAGCAGCAAGCTGCCGGCCGAAGTCTTCACCAGGCTTGTCGATCAGCTTGTCCTGGAACTTGCCCGTCCGGTCCTTGATCACGTTGGCGATATGCTCGGTCGAGATCTCGACCAACAGGTCGAACTCGTACTCAATGCCCTTGCCCTGCTCGGGGGCCAGACCGACACGCTGCGGTGTCTTCTTGCCGTTGTTGTCCACCGTCGTCCACTCAGTCTTCGACCGCATGGTGGCGATGACGTGCCCGGGGTAGTTGAGGATCGCCTGGACGAGCCGCCGCTGGTGCGGCGTGCCCTCGCTCCACGCGCTCCACGTGTTGCCCCTGTACTTGGCCTTGGCCAGCTTCTCGACCTCCTCAAGGAGCGTCTGCCAGCCGTGAGACAGGCTGTCGATGATGAGCACCGCATACCCAGCCTTGGCAGCCTCGCTGATTGCGGCCACGTAGCCGTCGATCGACTGGTCCTCGAGCTCAAGCACATCGAACGAGAACCGGTCGGCGTACTTGCTGGCCGAGCCTCGCTCGGTGTCGATCACTGCGATCGGCCTGCCGCCGGCAAGGCCCGTGCCAACTCGGAGGCTGGTGAACGTCTTGCCGGCTCCGCTCGGCCCGTGAATCGCCGCGTGGAGGTTTGCCTGTGCCTTTGTCGCTTTCTTGAATCCCATGTTGCGTCCTTTGCTACTGGTGCTACTGATGAAAAAGCCCGTTTCGCGTCCTGCTGGCGGGCGGATGAATGCTTCCCTGCCGTGCCGTCTCCAACGGCTCTCCTTCCGGCCAGCGGCTCCACCGCTAGCCGGTCCTGTTCAGTGCGTGATGTCCCTCACGGGAACCCGAACCCATGCGTGGTCGACGTTCACCACCACCGTGGCGTCGTCGTCGGAGTACCACTCGATGTGGCCGCTCCAGTGCTTGCCCTTGGTGATGCCAGAGACGAAGTCTCCGACGGCTGGCAGCGTGTTGCCGGTGTCGCGCCACCCGGTGCCGTAGGTGTCCTGCATTCCGGCGACTGCGGCGAGGTATTCCGAGCTGTGTGCATCCATCGTGGTCATCTCCTTCGTGTGTGGGGCAAAGATATACGGGCGTTCAGGTAAGTCAATCTAGTGGTCAAGCATTCCAGTTGGTGTTTTGGAAACTAGAAACTGCGTGCATCTGTCGTAGTTTTGCGTGTGCCGCTAACGTCACTTTGGGGCAAGAGCGTACCGATAGCGTTACTTGTGTCAAGCAAGAAATCGGGAGAGCGTGGAAACAACGAGGTCGATGCCGTGAGCGACCGCCTGGGCGAGGTCGCTGTCGGTGCCAAGCTGCTGGCCGAGGCGGATGAAAACGAGGGCTTGGATCAGCCGGTCGAGTTTTTGTTTCATCGCTTGGCCCTCCTTGGCCGAGAGAATCCTGCGCGAGCTAGTGTAGCGTTATCGTTACTTCATGCAAGGGCTCTTGAGAAGATTTCTCTGGGTGCGGTTTTCCTCGAGGATTACGAGGGCTTCCGCTTCCGGCTGGGCTTGGGTGCCGCCGGCTTCTCAGCCCGCCTGCCGACAGAGCGTGTGGACAGGCTGGCCTTGAGTGCCACGGCGTCGGCCCGCTTGACCAGCCACGCCCGCTCGCCGGCCTTCCAGCCGGTCAGCCTGGGATCCTCGGCGATCAGCAGCCGCCGGATGTAGCCCTCGGTGCAGCCGCAGAGTTTCACCGCTTCGGCGACTGTGATCCACTCTTTGTCTGGTGAGGCCACGGCAATCATTCCTGGAATGTAACGCTAGCGTGCGTAGTGTGCAAACTTAGGTGGACAACCTTGGTCCGTATATCACAGCACGATTGCCAGTTTCGGATTCTCGCTTTGCCCTGTTCACTCGAAACGCTGTACACTATCAACCGACCCGAAACGGGGCGATCTTTCTAGCGGATGGGGTGCAGTTTGAACAACTGTACACTATGTGCTAGCATCGCCCCTCAAACCCAAAAGAGGAGAGCGACGATGCAGCTGAAAGACCTGTTGATTGACCGATTTGCACCCCACAAAGACCTCTGCGACCGGACGGTGGCGATGTACGTGGCGACGCTGGCCCGCCTGCGGGATTTCCTGGGCCGGGAGCCGACGGTGGACGACCTGGACGATCTGACGATCGCCAAGTTTCTGCGGTGGCGGCGCGTCACCCAGCATTCCAAGTGGAAGCTGATCAGCCCGGCCTCGCTGGCGAAAGACTCGGCCCACATCCGCACGCTCTGGAATTGGCTGGCCAAAAAGCGATGGAAGCGGTCAGACGGCCAGATGATTGAATTCCCAGACTACGCCAGGCCGAAGGTGCCGAAGCCCGTGCCGAAAGCCTACAAGGCCGAGGAGCTCGTGCGGCTGGTGGAGGTTGGCAGGCAGCGGAAAGGGTTGGTGTCGGGCGTGCCGGCGGCCTGGTACTGGCCGACCAAAATTATGGCCATGTTTCAGACCGGCGAGAGGATCGGCGCGGTCTTGCAAATCCGCTGGTCGGAGGTGGACCTCGAGCGGCACACGCTGACGTTCCTGGCTGCCACCCGCAAGGGCCACAGGGAGACGATTACGCGGCCGATCACGCCAGACCTGGCAAAGATGCTGGCGGCCCAGAAAGGCCCGCCAGAGGCTCGCGTATGGCCTTGGCTGGACGACCGGGAACCGCTGTCTGCGTACAACAGCCTGCGGGTGCTCTGCCGGGTGGCGGGCGTGGACTACAAGCCGTTCCATGCCATCCGCAAATCGACGGCCAGCTACCTAAAGCGGGCCGGAATCTCGGCCCGAAAGCAGCTGGGCCACAGCAGCGAGGAGATGGCCGAGAACCACTATTACGACGAGGAGATTACCGGGCGGGAGTCCAACCTGGACTACCTGCCGGATCTCGACAGGCCGCACGAGCCGCCAGCGGCGTAAGCCTTGACCAGTTCTGTCAAATGCCCACAACGTCGCCCGGCTGGCCGGCAGCGGACTGATAAACCGTGTCGCCCACCCAGCCGGGTGGCGTTCCACTTTGGGAATCTGGAACATGCACGCAATCCTTCGCTTCCGCCTGCCGGAAGAACAGACCGAGTTCAACGCCGCCATGCAGGGCCGCGAGGCCAAGGCTGCGATCTGGGCCGTGGACCAGCACTGCCGCTCGATCCTCAAGCACGGCGAGCCGAGCGAGGAAACGAGGCGGCAGCTCGAGCAGATACGCGACTTGCTCCGCGAGCGACCGGGGCTACTCGACGATTGATGCCTGCTCCTCGCGGTAGAGCACCAAGGCAATGGCTGCGTAACACGAGATGTCCTTGAGCGTGTCCTCGACGCCGTCGAACTCGCACGTGCCTCGCCGGAAGAACGCCTTAAGCCGGTGCATCTTGTCGGAGATCCGCAGGATGCAACCGGCCCAGGCGGGCATGTTCACGACATCGGCACTGCTGCGGATGTTGCTCAAGGCGTCTTCGTCTACCCCGTAGTCCATCGTCTTGCGTAGGTGGAGCGTCCGCAGCTCGTCGAGCACCTCGAGGAACTCGCGCGAGCCGGGCCTGATCTCGCCATGGTCCTCCAGCAGGCTGTCACCCGTAAGCCGCTCGGCGTACTTGGCGGCACTCGCCTGCGTGGCTTCCTTCCACCGCTCTACCGGATCGTCATCTGGCGTGGCGTGGCACTTGCCACCGTCGCAGCACCCGCCCGCGAGTCGAGTCTCCACAGCTGCCCGTAGCTGCGAGTTGGTTTCTGTCAGGTCCGTGATAGTCCCTTGCATGGTTTTCCTTTCGATGAGAAGTCTGGCTACGTCTGCGGCGAGTGCCCCTGCCGTCCCTGTCCACTGGCCCTGGTAGCGGTAGGCCCGCTGCCGTGCCTCGGCGAGATACTCGTCAGTCAGGTCGTATTCCATGCGTCAACGCTTCGCTCTCAGGTCTCTGTCGCAGAAGAGCGGGTACGCCCGTGTGACCTCGTTCCGGCCGTGGTCGATGATGGCCATGCCCTGGCAGGGCCGCTCTGGCGAGGCCACCCGCTCAGCGTACGGTGAGTGTCCAATCACGCTGCCGTTGGCCACATAGCGTGCCCCACGCAGCCAGCCCCACGAGTGATAGTGGCCGAAGATCGTGAGGTCTGCCTTTCGGCCTGCGTCCCACCGGGCGATCGATTTGCTGGCCGGCAGGGCCAGACCGTAGACACCCCCGCCGTAACGAATGCTATGCCCGTGCGTGGTGCGGACGAGGAATCCGTCCAGGTCCACGTAGCCAAGGTGCCCCTCAGCGATCCGCCACGACACGTTTGATTTGGCCTCCTCGCGGGCCAGCGTGAAATACATCATCTGCTCCCACGAGTGGTCGAGCTCCGTGGCGATCCGGTTCTTCTCGGTGCTGCGGCCGTGGTTGCCGGCGTTGGTGCAGACGATCACCTCGTCGGCATGCTGGGCAATGGAGTCGATGAGCCCACGCAGCCGCTCGGCAATCCACCTGGTGGCGTTCATCGGCGAAAGCTGGGCCACCTCCATGCAGTCGGGATGAATGTGGCCCGTGATGAAGTCGCCGCCGAGCCAGACGAGAACGCGGCGGACATTGGCTTGGTTGCGCTCGTGCTCAAGGCAGGCTAGGAACCGCTCCTCGAGCTCGTTCATCCGCAGCTGGCACACGTCGAGGCTGTAATCGTTCTCGCCGTTGACGGTCTCTGGCAGCACTCGCTCTTCGCAGTGGACATCTGATAGCATCAACACCGCAGTGGCGTCGTGCTTCTTCGCCTTGACAGCTTTGGCCAAAGGCCGCTTCGGGGCCTTGATCCCCGACAGCCCCGCCAGGGAGTCGCCACGCTCACGCTCGCGGTCGATCTGAGCTAGGGCGGCACTGTACCTACCCTTCAGCGTTGCCACCTCAGAACGCAGCCTAGCGATCTCTGCGTCGGCTTGCAGCCGTGACGCAGCGGCAACGTCGTCGGCCAGCTCGTCCTTCAGGCTTCGTTGAGCCATGCGACAACCCCCTGTTCGCCAACGTTTGAGATCCCGCGCGCACGCATCCTGATAGAAAGATCTCTTGCCAGCGTCCTCTTCCGCGTGCCCAGCTCACCGGCCTGCCACGCCGCCTTGATGGCTGCGAGTTCCGCCAGGTGCTCAGGTGCGACCCGCTCGTACCACCGGCTCTGCCCTTGGCGTACCGCTGCCATCGCCTCACGAACGTCGTCGAGCAGACCGCCGCTTCGGCTTTGCTTCGTCTTCACTCTGGGGCTCCTTCCCTTTAAGGTGAATCCAGCCGTCCTCGTCAGGGATGCCGCCGCCAACGTGCTCTTCGTCGTCGTCAAGCTCGGGCGGCAGAATCACCGCCTCGGTCACTGGCTTGGATTTGGCGCGTCCCATGCCACTAGGGTGGCAGGCGTGTCAAGCGTTTCGCCGTGCGTTCCTGATAGCACGCTTCACCAGCAGCCGCCCAGCCGCGTCGAGGAACGGCAGGCCGCGAGCCGTGGCCTGCTCGCGGAGCCATTCGACGATGGTGTCGATATTGGTCTCGCACCACTCCACGCCATGGCGATCCATCTCTGCCGCTCTGGCGTTGCAGGAGCAGTCGGGGCTAGCGGTGATGCCGACGCGGGCAAGGAGCTTTTTGAGCTCCGTGCCGGGGCCGTGGGAAAGTGGGAGAGTGGGCGGCTCGGGTAGCCGTGAGACTCGCGGGTAGAACTCGCTCTCTGTGTCAATCGTCCACTCGTCGCCGTCCTGCGAGACAACGCACGACATCACCTCCGCCAGCGTGTAGCCACGCTCGGCGCAACGGGCCTGAAGGTTAGAGCGGTGGGTGGTGATCATGGGAGTGGGTTGCCCACTGCGTAGCTAAATCTGTAGATCACTCGCCCAAATGAAGTGACGCTTTCTGTTGTTCCGCTGAAAGACGTGCCGGAACACACCTTAGACATAAACGACGAATCGGAGACGGTCGCCTGGATTTGCGTGCAGTCGGCAGCAATTAGTCCAAGTCCTTGACTGCTGATCCCAATGCTCAAGAGTGGATTCGCAGGCCCACCGACAGTACTGGCGTCAGGGCATGAATACGATTGAAGCGTTTGCAAATAGCTCCAACTGTCGCAAGTACCGCTGTCATGCGAGAGAGTCCAGGTTCCGTTAGGTGAGAGCCTCGGGAACTCGTAATAGCTCTCGAAATTAGAGATCGTTACGGAGACGGTAGCAACATTCGGGCAGCAGCACGGATTCGGCGTACACGTCGTCCCCGCGCCCTTGAACGTCTTCCCCGCCCCTTGGCACTGACACTGCGGCTTGACGCTGCATGTCGTGCCCTCGCAGCACGCGCCACCTGCCCCCAGCGTGCTAAAACATATTCTCAGCGTGTAGCTAGTGTTTCCTCCATAGTTGTCGATAGCAGCGACCGTGAACGTCCTGTTTGTGGCTGTAAACGAGTAGCACACGAGGTGTGCCGGATTGCATTGTTGAAAAAAATGAGTAACGTACTGCCCCCCCTGTACGACCGATCCGTCTATTGACAAGTCATCGTCCACGACGCCAGATATGTGAACCTCGCGAGGCAAAGAGAATCGCTGCGGTATCTCAATCGTGCGAAGGCCGTGCTGCACCCCTGCACCGCCGCACCCTTTTCCGAGCAAGCCCGACGTGACAAAATTTACGTCGACACAATCCCCGCAGCACCCGCAGTTCTCTACGATCTGGCCGTCCTTGACGATCAGCGATCCGTTTTTCGTGGCGAGTGTCATGTGCAGGCCGTGGTGCTGATTGTTATGACGGACGACGACACGGTCTCAAATATCTTGATATCCAGCTTTGTGAACTGCAGGCCCGCAGTGCCGAGCGACACGCTGGTAAGGACGCTAGTCTGAGCCGTCCTGCGATCAACGCCAGTCGGAGCGATCAGATACCACGCCGTGCCGTCCTTGGCGATTGCGCAGTTCACGGTTGCTGTCGTCTGCGTGAACTCGGTGAACAGGTTCATCGCGCTGGCGGTATTGGGGGTCGTCGTCACGTTGCGAAACGTCACCGTCTTCGCCGTGTTGATCGCCCACGACCCGGTGAACGTGCAGATCCTGAAGACCTTGCCAGACGCCGCGCCACCTCGAGGCCCCCACTCAATAGGCCCGCAGTCGCGGTCCCCGGCCTCGACCTGGCGGACAGCCTTGCCAATGCGTTCAGCAGCTGGCCGAGTGAAAGACACGCGGTCTACCGCTGCAGGCTTGCCGTCGGGCTTCTTTGCCATAGGTCAAAAGTAACTCAGTATCGCCCGACCAATCACCCACCGCATCGCTGCCTGCCCCGCGCGAGCCGAGAGCAGCAGCGCGGACGCTGCGGCTGTTAGCAGGGCGGCGAGGTAGATGGAGTCACGCACCGGGAACCTCCACCCACGCCAGCGTAGTCTCGTCCCAATAGTGTCTGCCTTCCGGCTTCGCCGTCGGTGCCTGCCAGTCGTGGTTCTCGTCAAGCGTCCACGACGGAAACGGCTGCGGTGAGACGAACACGTCGGCCTGGGAGTGGTAGGAAAAACCGATGCCAGCGAACCGCTTGCGGATTCTGCCGCTGTAGCTTGTCTGTATCCAGCGACCACCAAGCAGCGATTCACAGAACGCGATGCCCTTGGCCTCGCTTTCGACGCCGTTGTCAAGCAACTCGCTGTTGCTCACGACGATCACCTGAGTGACGATGCTGTTTTCGTCAAGCTGCGCAAAGTGTGCCATTAGAACGTGATGCTCCCGGTGCCGGTGAACGTGTAGACCTTGTAGCTGCCGTCGGTCGTGACGGTTGGCGAACCTGTGGTCGCGGCGGCAGTCGCCAGTGTGCGAATGATCACCACGCCGCTGCCGCCAGCAGCGCCGGAGTCGCCGCCTGCGCCCTGCCCAGAGTTTGCCGTGCCAGCAGCCCCAACCGAGTTAGCGCCGTTACTTGGCGTGACCTGATCCGCCCCCACCGAGACGCCAGCACCGCCGCCGGAAAAATACCGCGTGCCAGAGTAGAGGACGCCGACGCCAGCCGCTGCCGCGAGCGTGCTGTACGAGCCAACACCGTTGCCGCCAGCGCCAGCGGTGCCGCCGGATGCGTTTCCGCCAGCACTCGCCGCACCACCGCCGCCGCCAGAGCCGCCAGAGCCAAACGACCCCGTACCGTTGCCGCCGCTAAAGCCTTGACCGCTTGTTCCGCTGCCGCCATACGATCTCTGGTCGGTGGTAAATCCGCAGCCGCCGCCGCCGCTGCCTCCGTCTTTGCCTTGATAGTTACCACCAAACGATCCGCCGCCACCACCGCCAACGGCAGCGGCCAGAAGGCTGGCGAACGAGGAGTTTGTGCCGCTTGTGCCGGGAGAGTTTGA